ACATCTTCTGCTACAATCAGGAATGGTCGTCCCTCTCGTGCAACTAGTTCAAGGGCTGGCAAAATGTCATCGACAGAATCAATCTTTGAGTCTGTGACAAGGACAAGCAAGTCCTCGTACTTGACCAGCTTACGTCGCTCATCTGTAACAAACTGTGGAGACAAGTAGCCGGAATCAAATCGGAAACCTTCAACGACTGTCAGACCGCTTTCAACAGAGCGAGCTTCCTCAATTGTGATTGAACCGTTCTTCCCAACCTTGTCAACGGCAGTTGCAATCATCTCTCCGATGACTGTATCTCCATTAGCTGAGATAGTGGCGATGTGAGCCACATCTTTTTCCGATGTGATGGGGCGGGACAGTTCTCTAATCTCTGCTACAACCTGCTCGACGGCTTTGTCAATCCCTCGCTTCAATTCAACGGGAGATGAGCCTGCTGTGATATATTTTTGTGAATGTTTTAAGATTGCTCGGGAAAGAACCGTTGCAGTAGTTGTACCATCACCGGCAACATTGTTTGTCTGCTCAGATGCTTGTCGAATAATTTGAGCACCTGCATTCTCGAATGGATCTTCAAGTTCAACAAACTTTGCGACGGTCACCCCGTCCTTTGTGATGAATGGGTTTGCACCCTTTTGATGTATAATAACATTGCGTCCTTTTGGACCCATTGTGGAAGCCACGTTGTCAGCTAGAGTGTCAATCCCGGTGAGGATTTTCTGCTGCAAAGAGCCTTTGCAATCATATTTTCTGGACATTTATACCTCTCTGTGTAATCTGGTGTGAATAATATAATCTGTTGTGGTGTGTTTGTCAAGGGCTTTAGATATCTTTAGTAATTTTTCTGCCATTGTATGGATATATAGTAGCTCTCAAGCCCTTTATATTGAAGTTGTTTCTCTGAGTCGCAAATCGTGACACGAGGGCTGGGCGATAGGGACCGGGAAGGTCTTGTTCATCGTCGTCTGCTTGAAGAGTTGGTTGATAACTTTTTCCAAAATCATACTTGTCGTCGCCTCTAACCATCATATGGTGAGCGGATAGGGTGTAGATCGCCTCTGGTACATCCTCCACACCAGCGTCGGGGTCCGTTCCAACCCTCTCTAACTTGAATGTTCCCTGTGCCACGATATCAACATTATTAAAGCTACCGGGACCGTCAGGTGTGTAGTCGGGACCAAACAAAGCCATGTTAATCAGATCCGGACTATTAATAACTCTTCTATAGGTTGTTGCATTTGGGTAGATATAATTGTCATCTTTGTCTCGCTCAAGCTCACCTTTCAAATCTTCAATAAACTTTAGCACTTCTGGGTGTCCGTTTATTTTTTCACCGGCTTTCGGTGTCACGCCACTCCACTGTCCGAAGTGTTTTGCAGTGGTTCCATCTTTATGTGAAATAAAGACGGGCGGCTTTGGGTCTTTTCTGATTAGGACAAAATCCGACTTTGGGTCTACTCCCTTAAAGTCTCCCTGCTCTGGCTGCTTTTGTGTTTTGACTCCTATCACATCGTCATAAGTGTGCAGCACCTCTCCAGAACTATTCAATACTCTCAGGATTATACCATCGGTGCCGGATTCTTTGATAGCTGTTTTGATGAGGGCTTCTAAATTCTTCATGGCATACGCTTCTTTTGCCGTCCTCTTTCCCGCCTCTTCACCACCCATGCCCGGATCTTTGAAAAATTTAGATATTGAGTATACTTCGCCATCCGTTGTTGTAAAATCAGGAATGCCCAACTCCTTAGCTTTTTTAGCGCTTATGTCGCCACTGTCAGCCAATACTCTTAGTTTTACTAGGAGAGGCTCTGACTTTTTAATGATGACCTTCTTCTTAGTTGCATCGATAACAAAAGGTTCGCCTTTCTCAATTCTTCGGATGAACTCCTCAAACCTGCCCGGATTTCTGTTGAAGTTAGCCCAACCCAATGTTGCCATTTCGTCCAAAGTCTCCTCAACCATCTCGACAAGCATGTCCATGGCAAGGGCTTTTTTCTTATCAAAATGATTTTCTATCAAAAGATCCCAGTTAGTTTCCATCTTCGATTTCCCTCAGTAGTTTATTTATATCAAGACCTGCACAGTCAATTTTTCTGTTGGTCAGGTGGTAGTGGCTTACAACTCCTTTGAAGTTGCCCTGAGCGGCAGAGTTGTCTACTCTCTGAGAAGTGTTTCCGTCGTCATCAAGTGGGCATGCTAGCTCAATACTGTAATGACTCGCCAAGCATTTGACCAATGCTTTGTACGCCGCCAACTGTACATCATAATAACCTAAATGATCTCCAAGTTTAACACCATGAATTCTAGAATCTGTAATTATAGGACGAGGACCAAAACCCTTCTTACTGTAGTAGCTTTGATACTTTGTATAATATGCGTTGCTGAAATCAATTCCAATTGAAGCGTTATTGACTCTTGTGTTGCCAGCATGCCAACCTATGTGCTGAGTATCCACTAGCTGGTAGATGGTGCCGTCGTTATCAATAACAAAGTGACTGGAAATGCTTCTCTTTTTTAGAATCTTATAACAGGAGTGAGCGGATAATGCAGCGTCCCAGTGAGTAACAATCATGGTGGGGTATCTTTTCTTTCTTGTTACAGAGCGGAAGCAGTTTGTGGGCAACGCAAGGTTGCCTTGCTCTTTCAAGTTCACCACTTTGTCCCATTGAATCGGAATGGCTGTGTCATTTGCAATGATTGTGTTGCCATCCATCGCATCTCCACTAATCTCATAAGAAGCTTCTCTTTCTGTCACGACCCTAGTATACGTCATTGGTCCACAAAGCCCATCAGGACTCAAGCCATTATCCCTTTGAAATTGTTTGATATTATTTATCAATATGTCGTTGAAGCCTCGGGCTCCAAACCAAGAAGGATCCCAGCCTAACTTAGCTGCACTTGCTTGGTTATAAAATATTTTATCGCTTATAGACATTAGAAAACCTCATCGGCAATCCCATATTCTACAGCCTGTTCTGCCGTCAAATAGACATTTACCTTTCTACTAATTAGATTTTTTATATATTTTTCAGTCATATCCGTTTCAGAGGCAAGCGTCTTAATGTATTGTTCCTGAGTCCACTGGACTTCTTCCAATTCATTTTCTAAATTATGAATGGAGCCAGCATAACCAGAAGCAACAGCATGAATCATTACACGGCAATGTTTGCCAATCTTTCTATATCCCTTTGTACCGGAAGCTAATATCAAAACTCCAGCAGACATCACTTTTCCTAAACCAACCGTAGAAATAGGAGCCTTCTCTTTTATCATTCTCATCGTATCATAGATAGCGAACATCTCTAAGGCAGAGCCACCATTTGTGCTGACCAAAACTTCAAACTCGTTCTTCTCATAGTCCTCCGTGAAGCCGGTCTCTAAGATTCTCATTGCATGCACAACATCTCTAGCGTTTTCTTCGTCAATGTCCCCATACAAGCTAACCACTTTTGGTTTTGAATTTTCTTGTTGTTGCGCTAAAAGGAGAATCTCTTCTATTTCTTGTGCTATCTCTTCATCACTCTTTTCTTCAGCTTTTTGTGTCTCTTCTGTCTCAACCTCTTGCTGCTTCTTGGTTCTTCTTTTTTTCTTTTTTGCTTCTTCTAAAATCATACTTTACCTCGGCTATGTATAAATACTATCGAGGACTTCTTTTTTTCATTTCTTTTGTAAGAATATCGACAGCTTGCTGCCAAGTTGAAAACTTCAAAATACCTCTCATTTCTTTAGGGTAAATAGATACGAACTTGTGTATAACAATCATCTTCCACGAATTAAAAGTTTGTTCGTCAATTTCTTTTACAGACTCAATTTGCTCGTCGGTACACCCTGTGCTTTTCATTTGTTGATATTTCATCTCTCTCATGAAGGCAACGTCCTCCATAATAAAGATCAAAAGTTTTAGGGTTTGGTTTAGTCCGTCTTGTGCAAAGCGTAGCACTTTGCCGTAACCCATCCAAAGGCTACCAATTTTGTGGGCAAGTGCGCCACCTAGAAACCATAGAAATTCTTGGGGGATTTGAGGTAGTTGGTCCATAAAAAATTACTCCTTGCAAGATAAGATTCCTACAAAGAGTAACGTTTTATGGTTTATTTGTCAAGGAGAACAAAGTAAATTATTTAGAAATTTTGCTTTTGATAATTCTTTTAGCAACCCTTCTGGTTACTTCTGCGATGTAAGCGTCAAAATTATCATCTTCCATTACATCCATTTTGGCTGCTTCATCGTCCATTTCCATTTCTCCGCCAAGATCAACTTCTTCTTCGTCTTCTTCAGCACCCATTGACTCATCATCCATGCCACCCATATCAGCTTCGACGGCACCGTCTTCAACAGCAACCTCTACGCCTGTTTCTTGCTCGATTGCACCTGCAATTGCATCAACAAGTCTTTTGACCATGGCTTCATCTGCTCCACCTTCGTCAGCAGGAGCATCCATTGGCTCATCATCAACCTCTGCGTCCATTTCCACGTCCATTTCTTCTTCAAGATCTTCTTCATCTTTCTTACGAGGCTTTCCCATTCCCTCTTCTACTTCTTCTTCATCTTTCTTACGAGGCTTTCCCATTCCCTCTTCTACTTCTTCTTCGTTTACCTCGAATCTGTCAAGGTAACTCTCAGCGAGATTATCCATGTTTGCGAGTTTCATGAATCGTCGGATCGTTCCCTCGTTGAGTAATGTTTTCTTGTTGCTCATTTTTATGTTCTCCTAAGTTAAATAAAAAAATGCGATTGCACAATGATAAATAGTCCTTTTGTTGTTTAAAAGTCTTTCTTAGATGTCAATTTTTCTATAGCCTTATCTTGTATTTGTTTCACACGAACGAAACTGACTCCCAGTCTGTCGGCTACTTCTCTCAAAGACATCTTGCCGTTTCTCCTGACCGCCACCAAAGTGCAGTTTAAGTCTTCCTTATAATTTAGCCACTGCCTACATTCTTTGTTGCTACATAATTGACCGCTTTGCATACAAACATCAGCACAGTCATCAGTATCTATAAGTCTGGACATTCTTCCTCCAATATATCAAATATGTTTTCAATCTCATCTTGATCGAGTGCAAATTTTTGAATTGTCTGCTTTTTCGTCTCGTTCATTTTTGAAATCTTTTTCATTTTCTTTTTGCTCTGCACATTCTTGCGCTCTTTCATTTCTTCAATAAACTTAACAATGTTTTCATTCTGCGAAACATATGCAGCCACCACTTCACGGAAAAACGCACTTTGAGTTAGCCCATCGTAATGCAACCTTATCTTTAGCTCTGCATGATTCTTCTCTGAGTCATAGAAAACTATCTTTTTACCTGCTTCGCCATAAACACTCATTTGTTCCTCATTAGAATGTGAGTGAAACTCTCTGCTTGACCTGCTGTTGTCTGCTGAACGAACCGAGCCTTGGCTTGTAGATCGTTGATTGTTCTAGCACCTGAGTAAGACATACCACTTTGGATACCGCCTTTGAGGTCAGCCAAGATTGTATTCACATCGCCTTTGTATGGTATTGTGGTAGAGATGCCTTCTGGTGTGGAGGTCTTGCCTCGCCAATTAACTTGGGCTTCGCTTGATGCCATCCCACGATAGACTTTATATTTTTTGTTACCTGCGTCAAAAACCTGTCCCGGTGATTGGTCTGTACCAGCCAGCATTGAGCCAAGCATAACAAAGTCAGCACCAGCAGCCAGAGCCTTTACAATGTCTCCGCTAGTTTTCATACCACCGTCAGCAATGATTGGGATAGGACAGCCAGCATCAACGCAGTCCATAACTGATTGGAATGTTGGAACGCCGTGTCCGCTTACCAATCTCGTAGAGCAGATACTTCCTCCACCGACGCCGACCCTTACGCTGTGGGCTCCCCACTCTGCAAGATCACAGGCTCCTTTGCCTGTTGCAACATTACCAGCCATAATGTGGACTGAGTTTCCGAAGACCTTCCGCAGTTCTCCAAGGGCATTCTTCATCATTGAGTGGTGCCCGTGTGCTACATCAACGCAGAGAACATTTGCACCAGCATCAACAACTGCCTGTGCTCTTTCCAAGTAATCACCAGTCACACCGATGGCTGCTCCTACATTATCTACCTCTACAACCTTGGCTTGCTTTACCAGTTTGGATTGGTCGTCAATACTATTGTAGCGGTGGATAATACCTAACCCTCCGTTCATTTCCATAGCAACCAACATATCAAGTTCGGTTACTGTATCCATAGGACTGGAAATAATAGGCAGGTCTAGTCCAATGTCTCCCAAACTATTCTTGGTTGATAGGACTGTCCTACTTTCTATGTCTGAATACTGGGGAACCAGCAAGACATCATCAAAACTCAAACTAGCCATCTAGCCCTCCTTATTTGCCCAGTATTCTTTCATCCTTTTACTTCTAGATGAAGAACCTTTTTTCTTCGTTGCTCGAATAAGTTCAGCGACTTTTAGTGCATGCTGCTCCATGACAAAAAAGTTCCCTTCTGAGTCTCCTTCTTGCTGTAAAGCGCAGCCAGCTTCGATCAACTTTTTCTTGATGCCCTTGTATGTTGCCGCTGTTGGTCTCTCAACTGTAACACCTATTCTGCCATCGTCAGTTCCAGTCCACCAGAGATGATCGCCTGAAAACTTTCTAATTCTGGATGGGCTGATTGGATTTCCGCAGTCATCTAAAACATACCTGATTCTGTTGTCTTCACAGAACTTTTTATAAACGTTTTTACTTTTCCTTTCGCTCACTTAGATTCTCCTGAAATTCTTTTACCATTTCATTGCCTCGCTGCCAGCAAGGTGGGCAATATAGATTGACTTGCTTAGATTCGTTTCTAACAATGACATACCAAGATTTTACCATTTCCTTGTCTGCCTTGTCAAAAGGTTTTTGACACACCAAGCATTCGCTGCCGATCTTACCGAACATAGCTACCTTCGATGCCATTTCCTTTTGAGAGTCTAACTCTTTTTTTCTACCTATTTTTTTAGTTAGCTTGCCCATTAGCGGTCACCCGTAGACCCAAAGCCGCCTTCGCCTCTGGTAGAACCACCATTCAAATCATCTTCAGTTGCTTCCTCAATACCACAATGAACAACTGGGACGAGGACGGCTTGAGCGATCTTATCTCCAGCTTTGATTACTTGTGTCTCACATCCAATATTATGCAGGTTAACATAGATCTCGCCATCATAGCCGGGGTCAACAACACAGGCACCTACAACTAGTTGTCGCTTAGATGCAATGCCAGACTTGTTCTTGATCTCCAACATGTACCCTTCTGGAATGTGCGTCTTTAGTCCCGTGGACAATAGATTGCTTGAGTTGGCAGACAACCAATATTCTCCATTGTCTTCCATGCAAACCCCTCGCCCTCCGTTGGGACAATAGAACAAATCCATACCAGCATCTGTCTTGTGTGCTCTCACTGGTAGTTTTGCCTCTGGTCTAATTTTATAAAATTTTAGATTCATAGTACCTCCTATTTTAACACTCATCTTTACCCCAAAAGTCTAAAGTTTCTGCTGATTGATCGGGTGCTAAAGCCCCATTGCTCATCATATTCCAACCTACCCATATAAGGGCGATTGACAGCTATTTTGTCTTTCTTTGAACTTACACCCCAACATTTTATTGTTGTCAGAACATTGTTTGAATCAATCACCTCCAATATATAATACTCTTTGCCATTTTTGGTTCTTTTGATGTTTACTTTTCTAGGAATAAACCATGCAGCACCCAAATCGACATCAAATTCTGAGATTGGTGGGATGTGCAGTTCAGATAGTCGGTTCATCACATCATCATCAATCACCAAGCTTATGGGAAACGCTCCTGTCAAACTGGATAAGTGCTCGATCTTTTCGTAGTTAGTAAAGTCGCCCTCATCTTTATACTTTTCTATGTTCTCCATTAAGTTCTTCTCTTTCCGAGGGCGCATGACAGCAACTGCACTCCAGAAATGCTTTTCTCCTGAGAATCTGTCGTCCATCAAGCATTTCAAAGCACCAGCCCTGCATAACACATCAAGCGCTTTTTTATTCAGCTTAGAGTATACCATCTCCTCGTTGAACAAGAAGTCTTCAATTTTATCAAAGGGGCGATTTTCTAAAATCTGTTCCATCGCAGCATCACCAAGACCCTTGATAGAAGTAAGCGGTTGAATTAGTGTTTTGCCGTCCTCACTAATTTCCCACACCTGACCAGACCTATTCACATCTAGTGCTGCAACTTTGAATCCAAATTGCTTGGCAATCGCAATAGCTTTTTCTTTTCTTGCCTCTGGCTCTTTGTCCAAAAATGCAGCCATCCATTCTGCTGGATAATAATTGAGCAGCCAAGCACACTGATAAGACAGAACTGAATACGAGACGGCGTGTGATTTGTTAAAACCATACCCTGAGAAATACTCGAAAGTCTGCCAAAGCTCTTGTGCCTTTCCTTTAGTTAGCCCTTTTTTGACACAACCTGAAACAAACTTCTTGTAAATCTTATCTTTCTTTTGCTGCGTTTTGCCTGTTCCTTTTTTAGTCAACAGCTTCCGCAAAGCATTGCCCTCGTCCAATGATAAGCCATCACCCAGCTTGTGTGCGAGAAGTGCGATCTGTTCTTGAAAAATCAAGAATCCATATGTTTCTTCTGTGACTTCCTTCACAATATCGTTTACATATTCAACTTCTTCAGGCTTCCTCATTGCCTTGACATACATTTTGTCTACTTTAGCACTGAGTGGTCCCGGACGATAAATACTGGTAATAGCAGCAATATCAATGATGCTCTTTGGCTTTGCCTTCTTACAAAAGTCCTGCGCTCCGCCTTCCGTGAACTGAAAGATACCAGCCCACTTGCCTTTATGAAAGACGTTTTTATACACCTTCTGGTCGTTCAGGTCAATCGTCTCAGGGTGGAGCTTCGTATCATAGTATTCTTTGACATCATCAAACGTCGGCTTCTCGATGCCATGATGTCTTTTTAGAATATGTCTAATCGCACCCTCCATCATTCTCAATGAAGCAAGTCCCAAGATATCAAACTTAATAAAGCCCATTGGCTCCAGATGTCTTACATTTTGCCCTTCGGACCATGGTGTCTGTACAACGCCACCACTGTTTATAAGTGGCATATACTTATCCAAATCTTCTCCGATGACGACACCACCAGCATGACGACTAATGGACCTTGGCTGTCCAAAAATAACATCAATATGACTAGCGATATGAGGATATTTGTTCAAGAAATTCTTCAGTGACTCCGAATATTCCTTTAGTTCCTCAAAGGTTGGCGTATAAACACCAGCCTTGATGCCATGCGCCTTCTTTGCAAGGGGTGTTGCTTCTTTGAGCATCTTTGATGTAACCGGATTGACCTCGGTAAAGGGCACACCGTAAAACTTTGAGATGTCCTTGACTAGGGAGCGCAACTGTAGCGTGTTAAAATTTGAAATGGGCACTACCGTGTTCTGACCCCAGTCATCAATAAGCATCTCCTTCAATTCCATGGGGTCCGATACGTCATAATCAATATCAGGATAGTCAGTTTGATCTTTGGTCATAAACCTCTCAAACTGTAACTTATACTTAATAGGGTCGATCTGAGTAATGCCCAAAGCGTATGCAACAAGAGACCCAGCAGCAGAGCCACGCCCTGAGCCGACAAGCTGACAGTCAGTCGCTTTATCTGCAATACTTTTCATTGTCAGAAAATACTCGCTGAATCCCCTCTTGTTGATTACATCCATCTCCAAAGCGAGCCTAGATGAATACTCCTTGTTCATCAAGCCAAGCTTTACAAGACCATCCTCGCTGAACTTTTGTAGGGCTTCCGATGCTGACTGCTTATCCGGCACAACAAAGCTTGGCAAGCGAACCGTATTGTCGGGCATGAACTTTTCAATTCTATTATGTGCGATTTCATGAGTCCGAAGAATAGACTCTTCAATCATTTTGTCGTTGTAAGATGCACCCACCTTTTCTGAATAATATTTATACGCCTCCCACATCTCGTCGCCATTCTTTGGATAGAGTTCATAACCAATATCCTCCACATTTTCTGGCAATTCAGACGACAAGTAATCGGGACGTGTCTTGCCACCTAGCCAGCCGAGGCGTTTATAAAGCTCTCTATCCCTCCACGCCTCTTTAGTTGGATAGTGACTATCAGCCGTTGAAATAAGCTGGATGCCGTATTCGTGATGCAATTGAATGATGTATTGGTTTAATTCGTGCTGTTCTGGCGCACTGTTCCACTGTAACTCCCCATACCATCTGTCTCCAAAGATGTCAATCATTTTTTCTGTTGTTCGGCGCATGCTTTGTATCACAGCGTCTTTGCCGTTCTCTCTATTATCCCAGTAATTACCAGCATAAATACCGCCGAGGCAAGCAGATGCAGCGATGACCCCCTCGTTATATTGACTGAGCAAGTCATAATCCATTCGAGGATATCGGTAAAAGTTGTCATTTTTATAAGAATCAGATACCATCTTGAAGATGTTATTGAGACCGGTTTGGTTCTGAGCCAAAAGAATAAGGTGGTTTCTCTTGTTCAATTTACTTTTCTTGCTCTTAGACGCACCCTCATTTTCAATAACGAGCCCACTGGAGGAGTCGGACTTCTTCTTGGAGCCCTTTTCCTTGTCCATCTCTTTTCTCCAGTCTTTGACTGAAGGGATAAAATAAGCCTCGACCCCAAAGATTGGCTTGAAGTTTTTACCCTCCTCCATCATCTTCTTTGCGTGTGCAACCTGATAGCTAAGACCATTCATATTCCCATGATCGGTTAATGCTAGGGCGTCCATTCCGTTTTCAAATGCACTATCCATGTGCTCACCGGGGAATCCGAGTCCGTCAAAAAAAGAACCCGCAACTGAGTGTGCGTGGAGACCTACAAATGGAATATCACTCTTCTTCAATACTTTCTCCTATCTTGTTCCACTGTCTGCTAGAAAGAATCAGCTTGTCCGGTTTTTCTAATTCTCTATCAGACCCTAAATAATTCTTTAGACCCTGCCAAGAGTCTATGTTGTCATACCGTGGTAGTTCAACTACTTTTGCTTCAGCCATTTTAGCAGATCCAAAAACTGTGTCAAGATTAAAGTGAACGGCGCTCCATCTTTTTTCAAAAGGTAGCATGGCTTCATCTCCAAACTTGGCACCAGCCGGTCTATATCCTGTACCCTGCTCTGTTATGACTCGTTTGTATTCTTTATATTCTTCACTGTCAAAAGTGAAACCCAAATATTCACCGTCTGCCACAGTCTTTCCGTCGTTAGATAAAAAGAATGACTTATCGCTTGAAATGTCCGGTCTGTGCTCTCTGAGCATAGAGGGGTCATATACGCCATATGGAAAAGCCGTATAATATCTAGAAGGTACAACCCATTTGCTTATTTTATTGCTGACGTGGTATGAGGTTAGCGCACCATAAAGCACACTAAAAGCTAGACAATCTCTTTTTCCAAGATCTTTTGGATGTATAGGAACATAGTATATGGGTATTTTTCTTCTTGATTCGGATGGATATTTGTTTAGCCTTCCCAAAGAAACAGGGTCAATTATATATTCTCCTAGCCTGCTTCTAATCAAAGGTTGCATGTCGTCATTGCAAACAAGCCAAATAGTTTCGCATCCAGCCCAAGCACACTCCAGCACCGCTCTTTCTACTGCTAGGTAGTTTGCGCCTATTGGTTGCAAACAGTCGTGCCATGGAAAATTGAAGTCAAGCTTTTTTCCTGCCACTGGAACAATTCCTGCTAAATGAAATGGGGATCTTATTGCCCACCTCCCATCATAGATGCGCCGCCTTCTGCGCCGCCTCCCATTTGTTCCATCATTTTTTCAAGCATTTTCAAGATGATCATCATAATCAACATCTTCATAATCTTTTCAAGGTCCATTTCATTTCCCTGACCCATCTGACCCATTTCAGATCCACCACCTATTTGAAGGCTTTGCTCTGAACTCATATTCTGAAATGAACTAACTTCGTTTGTTATGTTAATGTTGATTGAGTTAGAGTCTCCACCACCTTCTGGTGAGCCTCCCATCTCAACTCCCTTGTTATTTTCACTACCTACTGCTGCTCCTCCGCTAGACGGAGTAACTCGTTGAGTAGACACCGGGGCTGAACCCGCAGATGAACCTGCGCCCCCGGAGCCTACGGCTCCTACACTAGACATAATCCTTCCTCCCTTCCTTGTCATAGACTTTGGAGGCTCCTTTGCGAAACTCTCCTGCTAAACCTATACAAGTAATTATCTTCCAGAAGGGGTTTTCGCTGTTGTAGGAAGGACTTTACAATGTCTTCTTCGCTGTTATTTGTCTTATTCTTTCTTATTTCTCGTAGGTTATGCTCTAACTTTATTGGAGCATATTTGTATTTTTCTGGCGATCTAGGGTAGGTTGGGTTCTTTCCGTTGCGTGGTCCTTTGATACCAAGGTCTCCCAAGATTATTCTTGTTCTAATCCTCGCCATTGTTTCACCATAGTCAAACACTTCTAGTTGTCTATCACTTAGATTTGAGATTGCAAGCATATCTCTATCATTCTGCTTTGCTCCTTGTCGGAGGGAAGGATAGATGTAAATCTCTGAGATAAAGTCTTCGTCTACCTTGATGTATTCTAGGTCGGTCGCTCCGATAGATCTAATGTTGATCCAGTCATAAACCTTGTGCTTGCTATGTGTGTTCTTTATTTTTGTGATCTCGGCTGCTTCGTAGTCGTAGTTGCGGGACTTTGTTTTCACAGTCAGGGTTGTGTCGCCTGTCTGCCTAATGCTAATCTCTTTCAATCCAAAAGGCAGTTTTCCTGCCGAGGACATAACAAAGATAAGCCTGTTCCAAAGTTCTATCTTCGGTGTTCCAATCTGGATTGTTCCGTCTATGGTTTTTAGTTCTTTGATAGTTGGTTCGTGATTGAAGAGTTGTAGAGGAAAGTCAAGAGGCAGAAACTCAAATGCTGTTGGTGGGACCTGTTCTCTGAAAATGAGTGTGCTATTAGTAAGGTATGCGTAGATTAGTGAGGATAGGTCTGAACCTATAACAAGTTTATCTACTTTGTAACAATACCTTTTTCGCATTTGATATAGTCTGTCTCTTGATTTCCTTCTACAACGTCGTTTGTAAGTGTTGGCTTCTTGTACATTTCGCTGGCGTTCTCTGGGATTTCCTGCCCGTCTTTGGTCCAGTTAGAGAAAAGATTGTTTCCTTTGAGTTGCTCGAAGAACTCTTCATTCTTTTTGAGTTGTTCTTCAAAGTTTTCGTCTCTATCAATCTTAATCTTGTAGTTCACATAAACAGGTTCTTCCGCAAACACAGGAGCAGCAGTCGCCATAATACCAGCCATCACAATAAAAATAAGTTTCACTATTCGGTTCCTCGCAAAAAAATAAGGCACGATGTGGGTGCCTTCAATACGATTGTAAATAGTAGGCGAGGCTAGGAAAAGAACTTATTATTGCAACAATCCAACAACATAGTTTTCTAAAACGATTTCGTAGGTTTTCCCCGAAACGCTGACTTCTTCTAGCATTGTCGCATCGACCACCACTTGGGTTCCCTGAGCGATTGCTTCTTTGCAGTCGGTTGCTGTGTCTAAAACAATGGCTGTTACATACTTGTCCTTGCGAAGTGTATAGCCCTCGGGCAAAAGAACGCCAGTGTCGGCGTCCTCCTGCTTTTGGGTTTCTACAAGCAAGTATCTGTTCTTTGGGCTAAACTTCACTTGTCCCCCTAGAATGATACTTTGGATACTTTTTCATACATATCCAGCAGTTGTTCGAGGTCCTCGTCGTTTTTCAACATACGATAAGCCTTGGTTGCAGCAGACAGTTCTTGCTTTGTAAGCCAACCATTTTGAACATAACTCTTTCGCAGGTCTCTGCGGTGTTCTTGGTAAGGCAGCATCTCTGCTTCAACTTGTGCAAGGGCACGAATGAAGTTTCCAATGTACTCTTGCTTTGTTTTATCATCAGTTTCGTTAGACATTATTTCCTCCGTTAGTCTAGGTTACTTACATATAATAATCATTTATACCAGAAAGTCAAGCACTTTTTTACTTTATTTCGCAGGCACCACCAGCGCAAGCCAGTTCGCCTGAGAGGTCTGTGTTGTCGTCAAGTTCTACAA